GACAACATGCTTGGTGCGGGCCTGCGGCCATCGCACATTCCCAAGCACCTCCCATGGGCGCTTGAAGTCTACTTCATGCCCTGGGAGGACGACGTGGGGGCTGCCAAGTGCAGGGCCTCACTGTTCGCCGCAGAGGCTGCTGAGGAGGAGAGGGCATGGGTGCATGAGCGCAGGGTACCACGTGGTGGCATCCTGGGCCACATCCCCGGGCTCCGCTACCGAACCATCAGGATCGGTCCCCCCCCCCTGCTGAAATAGGGTGGCCTTGACAAGATGACCGGTGTAACAACGGGAATCACTCGTGACCCCATTGGACTTAGGCCGTGTGAGCGGTTTAAGGCACTGGTTACCGCGTCAGGGACGAAGCAGCGCATTGTGTACAGGATAGCTGGGGTCGGAACACACCGGCTGTTCCTGGTGCACAATAACAATGTCGCCAATCTGAGGCGTGCTGTGGTTGAGAGGGTCTTTTGCGTTGAACGCAATGGACAACTCCAGAGGCCCCCCCAACCATCAGCAGGAGCATGGGACACCAGAGCGATTGCGTTTTGGCCACGCCTGAAGGCTCACTTGCCACACTGCCACCCCATCACTCCACAACAGTTTGTGGAGAAGTATGACGGTCGCAGAAGACAAGTGTACCAGAAGGCCGTTGACAGTCTATCCGCGAAGGCTGTCAGCCAGGTGGATGCCATTGTGTCACCGTTCTCAAAGGCTGAGAAGACCGCTTTTTATAAGTGGGAATCCAAACCATTTGAGGACCCATGCCCCCGCGTGATCCAGGCCAGGTCACCGCGGTACAATGCCTCTGTTGGAGTGTACTTGAAACCTTTGGAGAAGCGCCTGTTCAAATCCATCGACAAGGCGTGGGGCTCCAAGGTTGTGATGAAGGGATTGAATGCAGCGCAGACGGGGAGGGTGATTGCTGAGAAATGGGAGCGTTTTTTAAGGCCAGTTGCGGTAGGACTGGATATGAAGCGGTTTGACCAGCATGTGAGTATTGGAGC